GTAACCTACTTCTTTTCTTGCCTGCTCAGTAAGAAATACTTCTCTACCTTCCCTGTCTATTCTGTATGAACCTGACCATAATCTATTGAATACGGCAGACTCTGTGTTTACTGCTTTGATGTCGTTGATATGTATATATCTTGTTGCTGTACTAGTAGTTTTTATACCTACAGAAATAATAGCACCATCTAATTCTGGATTAGCTAAACTAACTCTACAATATGTCCAAGTCCTAGCAGATACTGCAGGAATACTTAGTGTTTCTGTAATCGTTCCTAGACTTGATGAACTACTTAAGTTCAACGTGTAATCACCAGCACTTGTTGCAGTTGTTGACTTGAAGAAAAACTCTACTGCATTCATGCCTCGTAAGTCTGTGCTAGTTATAGCCTGAGCTGCTAATACATCACCAGATGATACCGATCCGCCACCTGTATTTGTTTGTATTCTTAGTGCAGCGTTGTGTGCTTTGAAATCTTCTGTGTCAGCAGTAAGCGTTACGTTACCATCAACTACTTCTGACCATGCTACGTTTGCGTTCTGAATATCTTCTCCATCGTAAGCATACCTATAATCAATCGCTGAAACAGCTATCATATCTGATGGAATACTATACCTACTGTCGTTTCTGTGTCCATGATTACTTATGTCTTCATCATGTATTAAACCCCTAGGTGTTCTTTGTATTATAGATTCGTTTATTAGTTCGTGTATTCTTGCAGGAGGAAACTCTGATCTCCAAAATTCATATGTGTCGTTGGTCGCTGTGCTTGCAGAGGCAGCAGGGGAGAATGTAAATGTACCCGAACTACTTGTGTAGTCTGTGACACGCCTTATAAGTCCATCATTTGTTCCTGAAGTAAATACTAACCACCCACCATTGTACTCGTCATCTCCACCAATTAAAGTTGTATCTAATAATGTAGTCGTACTACCATTACCAGTAACAATACCAGATGGTAGCTGGTCTAAGTTAGCAGCAACAGCTCTTCTTATTTGTTCTCTAGTTCTACTTTGTATAGCAGCCACAATTACCTACCTTGTGTTTCTTCTTTGTCTACGCCATTCAGCTATAGATTTCATCGCCCCTTTTAAATCATCTAGTTTTGCTTTAGAAACTTCTTTTGGCTGATTCTTTGCTTGTTGCTTTGCTTCTTTCTCTGCTATCTCTGTTTGTTTATGCAACAACTCTTGAAGCTGACCACCAGTTAATCTACTTGCACCTGGTATATACACAGGTTTATTTTGTGGTCCAACATGAAAAGTCTCTTCTTCAGCAGATCCTAAAATCCTAGATACATCTTTAGAAGAACCAACCTGTTTCAAACCACGCCTCATACCTTCTGATACTGGTAAATATATTTGTCTCTTAGCCATTTTAATTCCTCTATGTTGTAACTAACACCCCCCCCTTAAAGGGGGGTGTTAGTAAGTTAAGTCTTATTAACCTCTGATTTGTAAGTCAACCAAAGAATGTTCGCCAGCACCACCAGCAGGTGCTAATACAACACCTACTCTAACTTCAACTGAGTTATTGTCAGCAGAAGGTCCAACCCTTCCATCAGCTTCTGTATAAGCTTCATTACCAAGTACCATACTTGCTGCACTTTGTACTGCAGCTGGTCCTTTGACCTGATTCCAGAAGTAAGAACCTGATGCTACATTACAAGCTGGTACACCTGTAACTATAGAATCAATATCTGAAGCATCCCATATTTCTACAGAATGACCAACTGGTTTGTGAAGTCCTACTTGTGATGAAGTAGTAAGAGCTGTTCTAACTGAGTCGTTCTCATATAGATCAATAGTTATAGTTGCTCCTGTTGCTGCAGATGAATGGTCTTTAATTGTAAAAACCTGACCTTCACCAGCTTCATCATTTACAAATAAATAACCATCTACATAATCACCTCGTGTTGCAAAGTCACCAGTAAATTTACCACTACCAGTAATAGCAGTTGAACCACCATTAGTAACAGTTATTCTTCTTTCACCTACTGCAACTGCAGCAGCTACAGCCAAATCTACAATATGATCTGTTGCTGTTTGTGTTCCCATGGTAACTTGACCACAAGTTATTGCTTCAGCAGCTTTGCTGTAAAAAAATGCTCTGCCATCTGCAAATTCCATTTTAGTACCTAGCCTATGTTTTTGTGTAGTAGTTACAGATTTTTCAAAACCTGGACTACCATTTACTGTTCCTGGAAAAGACATATTGAAACTCTCTTTCTGTTTTTCCTAGTTTAACTGGTTTTATTTTTCCCAGCGATCACCGACTTTAAGCGACTCGGTAATCTTTACATCGCTTTTCTCTGAAGTTTTAGATTTTGTTTCTTTAACTTCAGGAGGACTTTTACGAAATCCACGTTTCAAGTATACATCAAGAAATGTAATTGGTAAGTTAGGATGTTCTTCCCACTTTGGTTTTCCATCTACTATTGATTCTTTCCATAGGGTTATTTTTTTTACTCCCCCTACTGACATACTCATTGTTGCGTTTCTAACCATAAAGTCCTCCTGAATTATTTTTTATTATGTATTGTTAGTAGCTGGGTTACCGATTTCGTATCTAGCAGATGCACCCTTAGAGTCATCTACTTCAAATACTGCATAGTCCTCTGTTATTACTACTTCAAAAGCTCGCAAAGAAATATCTCTATCTCTTTCCTCTCTTCTTTCTCTAGCAGCAAGGTGTCCCATTGCAGTTCGGTCACCAATAAATCCATAACCAGAATCAGATCCTGAGATAACAGCAATGTTACCATCTTCAAAGAAAGGTACTCCTGCAATCTTAACACCAGTATAGTAATCGCTTACTGCTGGGTTATTGAATGCGTCAGGTAGTGGATATGTTGCTAACGTGTTACCAATGCTAGATGCTAATTTCCAAATAGCATTTGGGTGATGTACTACAAAAATATCATTACCAAATTTTTCTGCTTTTGCATTTGCAATAATTGCAGAAGCATTACTTAGTAATAGATTTCTATCATTAGCACCTAGTGCTGTTGAAAAACCTGCAAATAAAGCAATGATGTCTGTGTCTTTCTTTCGAGCCATTGCGTCACCCATCTGGCGACCAATGATTCTAAATACATCTTCGTTGTTTTGTTGTACCAAAGTATCAGTTATGATTACCTTTAGACCTACTTCAGCTGTTGTGGCTGTAACTGTGGAGACATCAATGTCCTCACTATCAACCATATCAACACCCTCTACTAAGTCCTCAGCATCCATCTGTCCTACTTTTGGAATTGTTAATTGATACTCACCTTTGCCTAGATTGAATTTTTCAACCAATCCTACCATAGGTGCGTTATGCTCTTCTGTGTATCGTGCTGCAGCGAGCATTATTCTCGACATATTCTGCAAATTGCCAGATGTCGAAGTTTGTGTACTACTTGCCATTTTAATTTACCTCAAGGCTGTATTAGCCAAATATAGACAATCCCAACTTTTTAGCAGCTGTTCTTGCCATTTCTGTTGTAACCCCAGGATCTCCTGAGTTGTATCTATCGATAACATCTTCAGAGTTTGTAGGTGCAACATCAGCAGCTGGAGACGCACCAGTCATTTGCTGTCCAGGTGTATTAGCTTGGATTGATTTCTCCAATCTATTTATCCTTGACAATGCCTTAGCGTGTCTTTCCATAGCAACAGGATCAGTAAAATCTTGTAACTCAGTGTATGGTACTTGGTGTTGTGATGCCAATTCATACGCTTTAGCAAGTTGTGTTCTTGAATTTAATTCTTGTTCAATTTGCCTTTGTCGAGATACAACATTTTCTGCTTGAACTTTAGCTAAATAAGCTTCTTTCATAGCATATGCTTGTTGATTAGCAGTATCTCTAGCAGTTTGCTCATCAAAACCTTTACTAATGTATTGTTGAGTTAACTGTTGAGTGTAAGTAGCAACCTCTGAATCTAAATTTCTTTGATTAGTTTGTTGCTCTGCTAACGCCCTTGCTTGTTGTTCCTGTTTTAATTGAGCTTTCATATCTGCTATTTGTTTATCTGTAGCCGATTGAAACTTTCTCAACTCTTCTTCTGCTGTAGGTTTTTTTTCTACATTTTCTGAAGACTGGGTTTGAGGCTCGGATTGAGGGGAAACCTCGATAGACGAGTCAGCTGTTTCATTTAAATCCTGAGTAGTTTCTGCAACCTGCTCTGTAGGAGTTTCCTCTTTAGCTGGTGCTTGCGTTTCATCAAGACTCAAAGGAACGTCAGTAACTTCCACCTGAGATTCCTGTCCTGGATCATTTTGCTCTGTAACCATAATATTTTTTCTCCAAACCACGTCACCTGGTTTAGATAACGTAATCTATTTATTTAGAATTAATATAAATAATAAACTAAGACACACTACTTTGGCAAGAGATATTATCTTAGATTTAGTATTCTCATAACATCTCTGGCAAGTTGACTGCTGCTTCTAAACCTCAAAGGAGCAGTGCTAATCGGTTGTTTTAAATCTAATATTTGTTGAGCTTGTGTATCTATTTCATTTCTATTTAGATACAACTGTAATTTAGCTCTATTTGTATCTGACAATCTTGATAAAAATAATTCTTGTGCTTGGGTTAATCTATCAAAATCTGCTGTATCATCTATTACTACTCGCTTCCCATTATCATCTAATTTTGTTTTAGAATATTTATCCCACAATCCTAAATATTCATTGTAAATTCCATCAAATTCTTTTGGTT